CTTGCTGACGAGACTGAATGGTATTAAGTAAAGTACTCAACTCTGCAAGCTTACCTTGTAGATGCCCTAAGTCATTGTCTTCTATCTTTGTTTGTATTGCTTGTAGCTCTACCCTTAAAGGTTCTAGATCTGGCATATTTTCTTGCATTTCTGCTACTGTATCTTCTAGTACTCCTACTCGTGAAAAGAATTCTGATGTTGCCCAAATTCCTCCACTAATTGTTGAAACAAAGGCTAAAACAACAGCAATGTGTGCACCCTTAAATCTAGTGCCTGCCACATTTATTTCAGTCTCTTCTAAGCTCATTTATACTCCTTTACGGTTGTGTAACCGGTGCCGACCTTGGTTGCATTACTGGGTTACTAAGTGTTGGATCTGGGTTGAACTCTCCAGGGTTTCCATCGCTTGCTCCAGGTATTGCACCAGTTACCATTGTACCTGGACCAGGGCTACCTAAATTTCCATTTTGATTGTTATAGTTAGTTGTGTCTAAAGATGCGTTTTGTATTTCAACAACATCCGTTGCTAGTTGTACTGGGTCGTACAACTTTGCATTTATATCATAACCGGAGCCTGCCGCGGCATATGACTCTCCTGAGCCATAAGAGTATGCGGAGTACATTTCATTTATTGAGACTGGAGGAGTATCTCCGTAAAAACCATCATATATCTCATTTGTAGCCTGTGTCCAACCTACTTCTCCTTCATTATTAAAGAACATACCTTGTAGAACAGTATTAGTGGCGTTATCCCATGTAATTGTCATTTGGTCTGTCCAAGCGTCATAAGAAACAGTAGATTGTGTCATATTAGATAGCGTAGCTTGGGCATCATAGTTAATCATTGCAAGTGCTGCCGAGTCTTGAGAAGCCCATAAACTTGCTGAAGCCGCCTGAGCCTTATCTTCAATAGTGTCTAATGACTGGTTAAATACTTGAACAGTTGATTGATCAATCTGCACATCATTTGCTCGAATGTAGTTTTGAAGCTGTAAACGATCTTCGTCTGTTGTAGCATTTATAGCTTCTGTATATATTGCTTCTGCTTTGCTTATTTCTGCTGCTGCGTCTGTAAACATATCAATAGCTGCATCCATTTGATCCATGTTTTCTTCATAGTTCTGTACAAGTAAATGCTCCGCAGAATAATAATTCGCGTTTACAGTATCAAGTATAGATTGATTATAGTATGCAACTTCTGATAAGTCTATTTTATGGGAGTCTGTACGACCTGCTACGGGCACAACGGCATCATTAGCTAAAGAAGCACTTTGAGGAGTATTCATACTCATCTCAATAACACTTGCTTGAGCGTTAGAAACTTGAGTATTAATGTAGCTTGCAGTATTGATGAGTTCTTGTATTTCTACATAGTCTCCAGTAGGTCGAAGAGGGTTTATGCCAGGATCAATAAGTCCGCCAAAAGCACCGGTCTGTATATAAGTACCGTTACTCGTCTGGCCAGTCGACACTGCGGTAACGCTCAGAAACGCTACGGCCGTCACTATTTTCTTTATGTTCGCCATTACCATTGACTCCATTTATACCTAACGCAACATCAAAGTATTCTTTATTTTCAAGATACCCCCGAACAAAATGTTCAGGCTTGCGTTTCATCATAACAAATGCAGACTTACCTGCAACTACTTTGCCTCCTACAATTAAAGGACAAGGAGTACCACTTTCAAACATTGCTAACCACGTTGAATCACTTTGACACATTCTTGTGATTGCTGCTATCTTCATGTTTAAACTGTAAAGAACAGCTGCATCTTTACGTCTATTACACTCTTCATCTTGTTGGTACTTGCCTGTACTGATTCCAATCTTCAAGGAAGAAACGCCACCTGCAACACTCTTTAAGCAGCTATCGTTTCCTCCACTCATCAGAGAAGGAGCAACAGCGCTAGCTACAGGTATCTGGCTAGCACTTCCTGCTCCATTATATTGATTTGTATTGGTAACAGTCTCATTATTACTATCTACGGTAGCTCCTTGCTGGTTTGTATTTAAGTCTCCAGTCTGTGAAGAGCTATTACCGCTGTCGGTATCTTGACCAAATGCAAAGGAACTAAAGCATAGTAGTAACACTATGACTTTATTCATATGTACCTCTTATACTGTTTGTGATGCTATAAAGTATTCTACTTCAGCAGTATTACTATCTGCTGCTATTGCTATCTTAGCTATATCTACGAAAGTATCGCTTTCTGATACCGCTCCAGAATCATTTACTAGACCACCTAATGCCATTTGTCCGAATACCATAGTGGCTCCCGGTGCAATTACGTTACCATAGTTATGGTTGCTTGTAGCTGTGTCTACAATAACTTTTATATCTACGCTAGGGGATAGGTTGGAAATGCGAATGTATTGTACTTTATCCACATCGAATTGAGCAGCTGTAGTAGCTTCATCATCGTCTAGCTCGGAATAAACAGTAAACTCGCTTTGATCTATAATTACGTTATGCTGAACTACTTGTGAAACGTCAGTATGCGTTTGCGTACGTGTGTTTCCGTAAGTGTGCCCGTTAAGAGTAACGCTCTCTGTTACTGTGGTTGTTAAGGTTGCCATTAGTCTTCATCTCCTAGCAAGTCTAGATCTTCTGCAGGTACTTTATAGGGTACACCACTGACACTAACCTCAGGTAACTTGCCGCCTGCAGCTACGGCTGCGTCTTTAGTTTTAAATTTTTTAATTAAGCCATCGGAACCTATAAAGCACCAGCGACCTCGTTTTTCAAAAATTTCCATAATTACCCCATTGTTGTTAGTACAGTGACTATACAGCCTGCTAGAAACAGAATTATTGCACCACCTAGAGTGATGGTACGAGTTTCTATGCGTTGTAGGTTATTGTCGATATTGTCTAAACGATTGAAGTTGGATTTCCAACGCTCTTCGCATTGTACAATATGAGTCTTGGTCTCGCACTCTAAAGCTTCTAGCCTAGAATGGTCATCATTTGTTGTCGCCATTGAGAAGTTTCTCCATTAACTTTCCATAGTTACCTTGCCCGAATGGAATACTTTCATTAATTTGGACATTAGTTTGATTTTTTATGTTGCCCGCATTTACCTTCTCTAGGTCAGTTTGGGCTTTAATTTCTTCCATTCGCATTTTATGTGCCATTTGTAGTAGATCGGCAAGGTCTTTGGAGGAGTATATTCCAGTTTCACGAACTTCTTCTAGCTTACTTTCTATCATCTCATCAAGAACAGAGCCTATGTTATTTTTATTACGATAACCCATGTCTAGATAGACAGTATCGATATATCGTTTTACTTCTCGTTTATTTAGGTGTTCGACTACTTTATCTTCAGTAACCATAAGTTCCTGGCAGACTGCCTTAATGTTCCCATATTGTAGGTAACTATTAGCAACTTCCAGTCCTTCAGGAGATATGTTAGTTAATTCTTTTGCCATGTTAGAAATTATACGAGTTTTAACCTTCGAAGTCAAGAAGTATTTTTGCTAGGGGATAAGAAAAAGCCCCCAGAACGGAGGCTTTTGAGAGGTTTACCAGAAAGTGTATCGTACTTCAGTTTCTAGTTTATGATTCCATTCCTCAACTTTGCTGCTTTCAACTTTTCCTTTAACTTTAAAGTTGCCGACACTGAATTTATAGCCTGCTTCCGCAGAATCACCAGTATCAAAGTCTAACCCATTACCAAATCGGCCATACTCAACATAGAAATTTTTTCCGATCGATGTACCGACACGTAAATTTCCTTTAGTCTCATCAAATGAACCAAGATTATCGAAATCTTGAAAACTTACATTGTTCTTATATTCGATGTATGGGCCTGCAAACGCTAAAGGCGAAGCCAGTGTTGCTAATAGTACTAATTTTTTCATAATTTTCTCTCCGTTGCTTTTTCGATTATTCGAAGACATAGTATATACCAACTTCGAGCGAAATGTAAAGTAAATATTACCAAAATTTTGAAAAATTTTTTGCAGGTGAGCGACCCCGTAGCGTTGAGTAGTAGTCTTATGAAAATTTCTTGAGGTTTACGTGAGGGGGAGTCTGCGCGCGGTAGTGTGTCAATAGTCAATTAACCGCCCCCACTTATATCACATAAAAAAACTTAATGCAAACCGGCGGCGCCGCCTCAAAAATTTTGTCAAGCCGTTTGAGCCTATAAAACAAGGGGTTTTTTAACATTTTTATTTTCAAAAACCCCTATTTTTATAGGCTTAAACGATCTTCTCTAGCTCTTTGTTTAATCTTTTTATAAACGCAAGCCGCCCCGAATTTTTATCATCATAATCTATAGAGAACCACTGCTTACAATTATTAAACATGGATTCTTTTTTGATACTCATCGCATTATATTTTGCAACTGCTATCTTATCATTCTCTGATAGCTTCCAATATTTTAGCGGTGACTTTTCGCGGTCATTGATTCTATTAAGCTGTTCAACTTCCGAGATAGACAACCACATTTTTATAAAATGAATCGGCTGTTTTTCTTCCCATCGTTTAACCTGTTGCATAAAATTAGAATACTGTTTATCACTACACCAACCGTTGACGGGTTGAACCAATGCGCGACTATACCAAGAGCGATCATAGAATACTATTTGATTTTCTGCAGGCATTTTGCGCTTCCAACTACCGAGCCAATGATTCATTTCTGATTCGCTAGGCTTACATGATAAGCATACACTAAACCATGCAGGGTTAAGGTATTGCGTAACGGTGCGTATCGTTCCCGTTTTGCCTGCGGTGTCGCGCCCCTCTAATATAACGGCAACGCGCCCCCGATTTTTTTCTGCTAATTTATTTAACTTTGCTTGCTCTGTTTGCAATTCATTCATGCTACTACACTCCCATGTATATGTTGATCTGTTGTTGCTTTTGGGTTGACGATACGCCAAGGTGCTTGATTATATTTGCCGTAAGGAATTTTTTTCTTTGTTGCAAAACATTGTCGCAAAATTTCGACTTCAATTTGGCAATCCGATAAGGCGGTATGATCTTCTATAAAGCCATGATCGCCCGAACAAAAACGGTAAGCGAATTCTGCACCTGTTTTGATATTGCCCTTTGGCGATACCCAACCGAGCGACTCCGCGATCTTTTTATAATTGCGATTATTCAATTTGACTTCGCAAGCGAATTGCCAAATATCAAGGATTTTACAAGGCGATTCTAATACCTTGCTTTCGTCTGTCAATGCGCGGTGCGTTGAATTCATAGCGCGCATATCAAAGCCGATATTATAAGCCGCAATCGTTGAGACGCTATACTCTGCAATATCGGAGCGCAAGCGATCAATAATAAATTGCCATGATTGCATTTTGATTTCGCCACTATCTAACATAGGCGCATAATGGGAGAACAATTTTTTAGCGTAAAATGCGCCCATCATAATTTTAGGCTGTGTGAAAATCTCTTCAACAAGCGCATTGAATCGCGTTAGCTCATTACCGTTTCGGTCGTGAATGATATAGCCGACATCGTAAACATTGCCAGAAAGGTCAGCCGTTTCGGTGTCTAGGGTTAGAATAATATTTTTCATAATTAAGCCTGTAAGCGTGAATTTAATTTAATGGCATCTAAAGCCGTTATTTTAAGGCGATCATTCGCCATTGTCAACACTGATTGATTATCATCTAGCAAGGTGACAGCCGAGCGCCAACGAGCGCGAGGTATATTTTGCGAGATTAAGAAACGAAAAATTTTAGAAAATTTCATTTCATCATCGCGCCGATTATCGCCCTCTGCGCGTGACATAATCGCATCACATGATAAGCCGCGATCAATTAGAAAATCATAATCATGGCTAGACAATACGCGAGCCGTACAAATTGCGACTTGATGATTTTTATCTGCAATTAATTTTCGCATAATACTAGCAAGAGGTAACAAGCGATCAGCGTAGATTTTTTCGCGTGTGCAATTTTCTCGCCATGCGTCAAGGTCAAGCGAACCATCTGCACGCGTCAACTGGCGGTGAGATGAATCAATGACTGTATGATCTAAATCAAAAATATATAACATTAAACTAAACTCCAAAAATAACCGATTATACCTACAACATTTAGAACGATAAGATTATACAATTTTTTCTCTACCGCTTGAAACGTCAACAAGGTCAATCCTAAAATGGCAAAGACTTTGCCATACCAAAAATTTATTAGGAATGGTGCGAGGCATAAAAGCCCCGAACCAATCCAGCCAGCTAGAATAATCAAGAGAGATTACTCAATAGGTTTGACAATGCAATCATAGGCGCTTTTTCAAGCCCTGTTAAAGAATTGTCATCAGCGTCAACCGCTTTTGCGATTGCGTTGACAAGGTCAGCTTTTGAAGCCGCGACACGTTTTGCAGGTCGCACTTTGACTTCGTAATCTAAGCCAAGCGATTTTGCCTTAGCAATAATCGAACGAGAGGTTTTACCGAGCTGTTCGGCAAGCTCTACAGCTTTAGCTTGATTAAGGGGTTGAGCATTTTCGAGGACAGCAATTTGCTCGGCTGTATAGTTTACTTTTTTCATAATGAATTCTCCAAAGAATTGTTTTTAAGAGCCGCTATTATATCAAATAAAGCCGCGACTGTAAAGCTTTATTTGTTGTGAATATTACCATTTTTGGGCGGGTTGGTTTCCCTCATTTCTTAATACTAATTATAGCAAAGAAAAGCGAGATTGTCAACTGTAAATATTACCATTTTGGGTGGGTTGACTTTCCCCGATTTCTTAAAACATATTATATAAAATTTTTTGCGAAAAGTCAACCCCTTTATTAGATTACTTTGGCATATGGGGGAGCGTTTATATAACCGAAAAAACCCTTTAAAATCAAGGACTTGCGCGCGCCAACCCGGCGGCACAGACCGCTCTTTGTCAAGTGCCGCGTGCGCTTTTTTTAAGACTAAAAATATATGCCTAGTCTAATCACCATATAATACGCGGTCACGCCCCAAAATATTAGCCATGTAATTTCGTTGCTCATTATGCACACTCCTCAATCATTTCAATTCCGCCATTGCCATCAGGGAAGCATAACACTAAACCCTCAAGCTGTGTTACTGGAATAATCCCTTGATTACATAGCTTAACCATCAAGCCATGACGCGCCTCGCGAGCAGGTGACGCGATTGACGCACCTAAGGCATGAGGCTCACGAAATACAGAAACCTGCACGCCTATGGCATCGCCATGGTCAGCACCGCCATACTGGTACGCCTCACTTGTAACGTGAGAGTTGGTTCTACGAGTTTTAATAAATGCTTTTTTGATTTTCATGCTACTATCTCCATTTGATAAGGTAATTATAGCTAATAATGCTAAGGTTGTCAAGCGGTAATTTTTCACAAATCCACCGAGGTCATGTTGTTTACTCGAATATCCATAACTTCGACCACGTTGCGCACTATATCGTCTCGCATCCATTTTACAGCTCTAGCAATTTGCCCACGATTATAAACATATTGCTCAAACTCTGCAGGCATACCTAAAGGTGCACCATTCTTTTGAACTGCACGAATATTGAACAGCTCTTCATAACGGTCATTTTTACATTTTATAACTTCAATAATGATTTGCATAATTTTTCTCTCTCTTGATTGTATAAGGTAATTATAGCAAAGGAATTTAAAAAAGTCAACACTTTCTTTATACCGTTTTTGCATAAGGGGGCGGGTTGCTTATAACCAAATTTTGGCCGCCGGCCCCGCAGGGCGCTGAATGCGAATCATTTGCATTACGATTACCATTCGCAATTAGCGCAAAGCGCGCCGAAGTAGTAGTACGACGATGGTGCAAAATTTGCGCGGGTGCTCTGCGCCAAAGTAGTAGTACGACGATGGTGTAAAATAGCGCCGACCCACCAAGTAGTAGTACGACGATGATTTTACGCGCTTGGTACCACGTGTCAAGTACTTTTTTGAAATATTTTGCCCAAAGGTCGGCGCCGATTATATCACCCCCGCGCGGGGTTTGTCAAGTACTTTTTTGATATAAATGCAGTAATTGTAGATAACTGAGTCTAATTTGAGAAAACCCCGAGCGGGGATAATATAATTCGAGATAATTGGAGATAATTCGAGAAAATTTCTTGACATTTTGACCCCGTCCGGCCCCCCGAAGTTAGACCCTGTTTGCCTGACAAGTTTTTTCTTTTCACCCCCAACTAAATTTAAAAAACTTCTTGACTTTTGCTTCTCATATCTGTATAATGTCTTTATTGAATTGAGAGAACAAAGAAAAATTTTTAAGCAAAATCATTTAGTTCTTGACAATTCCCTTAAAACTCTGTATAATATGTTTTAAGAAATTGAGAAAAGTTTAAAAGATTGGATTTTGGGTTATTCATCGGTCACCACGTGGCATAAAATCTATAAGAGTAGGGTAAAGAGTGATTCCCCTAGCCCCAAAATTCAACCTTTTGAGCTTTGATTACAGGAGCTTCTCATATCCTAGTTGGTAGCCATTGCGGTGATACGAAGATAGACAAGCGAACCTCAGTAAGAAAGCTCACGTATAGTCCTCGCGAAAGGTGGACAGGTTACTCTCACACCATAGCTGGAGAGCCGCTTCCTAGTTTTGCGGAAAACCTAACTAGGTTTCTATTGGGAGTATTCATGTAAAACTTAGCCCAAACATTACACCTACCGCATATCTGATAAAGTGTATGGAGGTGTTACTAAAACAAAAATAATGATAATAATCTTTTGTGCCCTCCTTGTGAGGGCTTTTTTCTTCCCCAGCAATATTCAAAAAGTTCTTGACAGTTTCCCAAAATTAGTTGTATAATATAATTCTAAAAATGACAGAAGGAAGAAAATTATGAGCAATGTAGTTCAGTTCAAAAACCAAGGTACTATCCTAAAGGAACAGCTACTAAAAATTATACAAGAGCTGGAAGAAGTATATCAAGGACTAGACCTAGCAGTAGATGCCATAACCAAGCTAGAAGATATAGCACAGGCACAAGAACAAAAATATAACAAAGTGTTGCGTAAGTATGCAACCGAAGTAGGCGAAGAAAATGTAGAAGTAGGTTTACTAGATTACGCTACTGAAGTAGAAATTGTAGTTGATCTAGATGGACTTCCTATTTTGAAGTTTGATACCGTCATACCACCAGAACAATTTAACTTATTCCCAGAGGACGACTAATATGAAAAATGTAAACTATACTCCCGAAGTAACAACAGCAATCGTAGAAAGCTACACTAACAGCCCAACTATGGATACAGTTCGAGCTCTTGCAGAAGTACATGGCAAACCCGTTAAATCTATTATTGGTAAATTATCGAGAGAAGGTGTTTATCAGAAATCTAGCTACACTACAAAGACTGGTAGCAAGCCTGTCACCAAAATCGAGATTGTCACAGAAATTGCAGATAAATTAAATCTTGATGCAGAAACCATAGCGGGGTTGGAGAAAGCCCCTAAAGCAGCATTAGTAGAAGTTCGTGATGCAGTATCAGTAGTACGAGAAGCAGCTATGGAAGTAGTAGAGTTCGATGAAAGATTACCCGAATTTGATTAAACCAAGTAGCTAGTATAAACCCCGTAACGAGAGATCGCTGCGGGGTTATTTTTTGTCTAGAGATTACTACGAAAAACTTGCAGTACAGGGAAAATGGTCTACGAAAATTAAAGAAAATTATGAAAAAGGAATACGGGTATTTTGGTATATCGCGAATTGGGTCGGATGGTGTGGTTGGTAAAAATAAAAGAGAGTTTCAGTAAGAGTTTTAGAAGGGATAACCCGACAAAGTGTTATCATTATTTGGTTTATCGGGTTATATGTGAATAGTCAAATTGAACATCAGTTTGGTGAATTGATGTTGGGGTTAATGCTAGTCGATGTTACTTTCAATAATCTTATGGGTTTAACCATATGATTCACTCTAGGTTCATCATAGGTTAAGCGCATAAATATTTCTAACCACCTTCCTAGCATTGAGTTTTGTAAATCGTAGTTGACTTGATTGCATATCAATTTTTTATATATTATATCACGACTTTTGGGTAATGTAAAGAACTATTTTTCCTACCTATTTTCAAAAGCCTGCTGTGCACATAATGGTATTACTAGGACGATCATCCCAATATATTTCACTCAGCAACATTTCTGCCTTTGGACTTTTTAGACCGTTCACATCTACGGTTACCACACTTATTAAATAATCCCACCTTGCTACGTTGTAGTAGGTAAGTTCTATCTCTTCCACTTCAATCGTTGCGGGGTCAGTAATCTTGTTATAAATCTGGTTTTCGTAGAGTACAAAACTGTCAGGAACTTGTGCGTAAGAGTATTCACACCACGCTGGCTCACACTTGCTTAGAATTTGATAAGTGAACTCATAGTGAGAAATTTCATTGGGTGAGAGAGAAGTTCCATTTATTCGAGTTGTTGGAGCTTCCCAAGCGATGGAGAGGTTGATTACCTCTTGAGGTGCAAGAACCGCAAGAGGTAAAAACAACAAAAGTAGGGGTAGTTTATTCTTCATAAAATAAAATTAGGAGGAGCGCGACACCAAGAATAATGATGTATGTAGAGTCTATGATTTCCATTCTAGTTCCAACTCTATTGTTTCCCTAGCTCTAGAACAAAGAACTAGACCGTTTTGTAGTGGATGATCGACACACTCAACCTCTTGAAAGTGTACTTGCTCTCTACCATGTTTTAAACCTACAACATATCCTGCAGTACTGGCTATTACAAAAACTGTAGCATATAATCCCCAGAAAAGTTTATTGTTCATCCTCTGCTCCTTTCTTATTGTAGTTACCCCATTCGTGGCTACGATCTGCCACACCAAATGCACCTGCTACAAACAGGCTAACGCCATACCCACAGCAAGCTCCAAGTAGAAAAAGTGAAAACTCTAACATATTTCAATATCCTCCAAAGATGCGATTGCTGCCATGAACTCAATTTTATCGGTGAAAACATAAGTTTTGGCGATGTAGTTATCGTCAAAATCAGTACCGTTAATGTAAAGTGAGTAGCCGTTTGCAGCTAGTGTAAATCTGTTTTCTTCTTGAATAACTTTAAAATCTTCATTTATCATTGTATATTCCTTTTAGTATAATGTTGCCTAGCTTAGGTTCGGAGTAGTTAGGGCCTTTCATTACCTTACCGTCTTCGCGGTAGATAGGTTTACCATCTTCGCCCAACTTACTCATGTTGCTACGGTGTACTTCAGTGAAGCAAGTATCAAGATCAATACCAAAAGCTACACCAGCTCCGTAGGTGACATATAAAATGTCGGTTAGTGCGTCAGCGATCTGTACCATATCATCAGCGGATAGTGCATCTACTAGCTCATTCAGTTCTTCAGCAATGAGATCAACACGTAACTGTGCTAAATCTTGCTTTGGTAGCGTAGCTCGCTTCGGGGTCTCTTGACCAAACGTGTGCATAAAACTCCACACTTTATTAAAATTACTCATAACTTCTCCCATGTTGTTCTTCTACTACATACTCTAAAGTAGCGTTTTCTGGTGGGTAATACCCTGCGGCTTTCAAGAATCTATCGAAATAGTCGCACATCTCTGGAATGCTTGAATCTGAATGTATTGTAAACTCTATGTCAGCTGTAATACCATCTTCTTTATCAGAATAAATTAATTTATACATCATCCTTCCTTATAATATTTTTTTAAACAGTGAGGGCACGTAACCCTCTTAATTTCATTTACAGATACAAACTTATGATCTTCTTCTCGCAGTGCGGGATGTATGCCACAAATGCTGTACCCTTGTTCGATAGTAGCGTGTACTATACTTTCCATACCACTTGTTCCTCCAATGCGTATTGTGATGCGTGAATATAATCCCTGTCTTCGTCATCAAGTAAGTGGTAGTAAAAAGAGCAGGCATATATTTGTTGTTCGGTCTCTACGGGGTCGGAGATATGTTTGTTAGCTTCCATCATCTCTTGAAGCGTGTCCATCTTTGCGTTCAGCTTATCTCTGAGCTTTGACATTCTATTACCTCCATTGACCTTTCGTATCTAATCTTTGGGTCTGATGTAGTTTGACTCCACCAAAACTTTCTTTCTGCATTTTTCTTGCTTACCGCCTCTACCTCAGTAGTGACGTAACGTGTAGTAATTTGAACTACTTTATACTTCTTCACTGAATACCTCAATCTGTACATCGTCATAGCCTTTCTCTAGCCATAACTCATAAACGTGGTTGGCTTGACCATGGCTTGTACCTTCGTATACAATTCCACCGCCAACCCATACTGTAAATATTGTTTGTGTTGCCATTAGTGTATCTCCTTACTTTCTAAATATTGATACTCTTGTGCTAGTGGGCACTGCTTTTTAGAGAACCTTACTTCGTCTGCTTTGATAAGTTGCTCGGTAAGATGCTGTAGTATTCTTCTTTCAGCTATACCTACGTCAGAGGGGTCAAGGCTAGTATCATCTGTCCACATAAAAATAAACTGTGCGATACTGTTTGCCAATATAGGGTTATCGTGTACGAGAGAGTGGTGAAACATCTCCATACATTCATGAAACTCTCCTGCATTAAATAAATCAATCAACACCCCTCTACTCATCATTAAATATCTCCGGCAAAACCAAAGCTACTGAAGTTACAAACAGCAGCAAAAAAGAATCCTCTATAGAACCAACAGCATCAGGTAGCGCAGCAAAGAACATTACTATGACATACGCGTACCATGATAGTCTCAATAAATTATACATTGTGCTCCCAAGGAAAGGAAGCCATAAATAGTTGATCTTCGTACTTGTGGGCTTCGATCTCCCAAGGTTGATCTTCGTAGGCTGCTTCGCTGTAGTCTTTGCCTTTGTATACGCAAAGATCGGAAGATAGCTCACCAGACCAGAATTGACGAGCGTGAATAAGCTCGTGCGAAAGTGTGCGAAGTTGCATTAAGAATGGAAAGTTAGTTGCTACCTTGATCTCTACCTCACCAATGTCACCCGAGCAATAGCCGTGAGTGTCACCCTCATCAAGAGACTTGACAAAGGTTACTTTTAGTGTGGTGTCCTCAAGATCAGCAATGTTCATGTACTCAAGAGCATTACTCACAAACATTTGAACTAAGTGTAGCTTTTTTGTGTTTTTGAATTTTACTCTCATTTTTCTTTCCTCATTTGATTTAGAAAGATATTATACTTCAAAAAAGCGGGAAAAGTCAAGAACTTTATTTATTCTTTTCCAACAATTCAATCATTTTATTTAGATACCAAATTGCTTTTTTGGCGTTCTCTACGGGGTCGCCTTTAGTAAACATTCTGGTACCTGTGTACTTAATTACGTTGCCTTGACAGTAGTCCAAAGCCCCACCGTTATCTAGTACGTCTATGATGTAATCAATAGTTTCAATCTCACCATAGTTGTAATGTGGTGGTTTATTTACCATATCAGTTGTTTCTTTCAACAGTCCAAGTGCTTCTGTGGCTGCCTCTTTAAAGAAGGAGTCCCAGTCTTTTTCTTTTTTATCATCACTCATTCTATTATCCCATTTACCCAGTTTTCTGCCGCATCCTCTACAAAGTGTATACTTTTATTTGGAATTAGCACGTCTTTCGTAAAGACTTGATTTGTGAAACAGCGATATCCGTACTCGTTTTTGGTAGTAGCAAAGATATGTGCTCTACGAATAGTAACCTCGCTATGAAAGAAGTTAGATTGTGATATGTATTCAATATCGCTTCTGTGGAACGGTGTTATTTCTATTGTTTCTGTTGACTGCTGCTTTATGTTTTCGTCTTTTCTTGTCGCTTGGTTTTTCATAGTATCCTCGTTCTTTTATTTGATGAACAATACCTTCTTCTATGGATTTTCTTTTGAACTGACGTATTGCTCGCTCAAAGTTCCCTCTAATTATTTTTACTTTCAATTACTCGTACCTTGGTCTTTCTTTGGGAAAGTATGTTCCCTCTTCTTCTTCAATACGAGCACGATACTCGCCCTCACCCCAGCAACCGCCAATCATAAGATACTCATCATCGGGTTGCCCAGCGCCGTCCACACCATCATGAGAACCGTATCCCATTTTACGTGCGGCTTTGCGTTTCTCTAAATCCATTTTAATTTGGTTGAGCATAACCGCAGCTTCGTGTTGGGTATCTGCTGCGTGATACTCAACACATTCACCTGCATTAAACCACCAACCACCTTCTTCAGGTCCACCGTATGCTTTATAAACTTCATAGATATTTACATAGTACATTCTAGTATTCCTTGTATTTTGATTTGCGTTTATATTTAGTTTTGTCTCTATATACTTTGGCACGAAACGGAGAGTTCTCTGCAAAAAGAACCATATGCGCTCGTGTCTTTGGTGCTTTTTTCTTTTTCATACTCTCCACCCCCGTTTTCTAAGGTATTCTATTTGTTTGCGTACAGCGACTTCCGTACGATCGGGAAGCATTTCGGATATTTCAGTATATGTACGAAGGCCCGACCATTTTTCTAAAATGATACGTTCGCCTCTTGTCCATGGTTTCTTCTTTAATTTCATAACGCATATTATACGAAAAATTAGGGAAGATGTCAAGAATTATTTTAACGTATCCCAAAAAAATTTCTTGACATTTTGTTGATATTTTCGTATAATATATCTTTATAAAATCACATCAAACCAACTCCTAGAGGTACAGTTATGCCAGCGATTGAACATTTTATCATATTTGTGTTTTGTTTATTAGGCGCTGGAGTACACTCCTACTTTTTAGGTAGAAAAGAGGGAGTCCTATCCACTGTAGAATATCTAGAAATGGAAGGTATTTTAGAGGTAGAGAGGGATGACGGAGAGAAGTAATGGCGGAAGTCAGTTTTAACATAGGAATAAAATGCGGTAGATTCATGTGGCAAGGAGCTTCCCAGTTAGACGGCTACTGCATGAGAGTAGAAGATACTATAAATGAAACACCTGACCAGAGTATTCCTCCTACAGGCAAATTAGTATATGGCAGAACTCCTTACTGGTTTCGTGGCGTACTAAGCTACGATGCAGGAGGAGGCATTGCTATTATAACAAATAAATCAGAGGGTACAATAACAGGCACCATAGTAGTAAAATGTACTGTAGGTGGACTAACAATAACACAGACTATAGGTTCAGTAGTAGATATGGAAAATGAACCATACCCAGGTCGGTACTATTTACTGACATATTCTAGTTTATCTGATTTTGTTAATGCAACTAATAGCGGAGAAACTTTAAACCTAAAAATTACGTGTCTAACTGACGCTGACGCGATCGGTGCAGAGATGGGTAGACAGGTAGACCAAGGTACAATAATAAAACACCCAACACATCCCATGGGTCACGAAGCCCCTAATGGAATGTATAAAGAGATGGTAAAATGAAATCACATGGTGGAAAGGGCGATAAGCGCAGAAAGCCCCAGGTAGAAGATTCAGTAGTAGTAGAAGAATGGAACAGAATTTTTTCAGGGGGTGGAAAGTGCCCTGTATGTAACAAATATCAATGTATATGTCCGAAGGAGGATGATAATGAAGAAACTAATTTATAAAGCAACCGGTACAGTTTTAGTAGGCGTAGCACGTGGACTAGGATTAGTATCAATTCAACTAGAAAAAGCTGACGAAGCGGTAAGCTCCGTAGCTATGGAAATGTTAGATGTTGCCAATGGCGCAGCTGACGAAGGAGAAAAATAATGGCTACAAGTAGAAAAGATCTTAGCTTTAGTGTAGTAAATACAGGTACAGCAGCAGAAACTGCAATTGTATTAGATGGCACAGGATTACGTGGTGTAGTTGCTGTTACTGTAGGGGACACAAATGTAACTCTTTGTGGCAGCTTAGACGGTACAACTTATTATGTAATCGAAACATTTACTGCAAGTACATTAAAAGAGATTACTCTTTGTCCTTACTTTAAAGTAAATGGTGCTGCAGATACAACAATGAATGATGATATTGGAACTAGTACTTGTACTATATTTACTAATGAAGCTTTGACTAGAACTCCGTCTGGCAGGTAAGCTTTAGGAGACTATAATGACTGACTATTATATAGCCACAGATGGTAGTGATAGCAATGATGGACTATCCATAGGAGCCCCCAAAGCTACTATAAATAGTCTTCAAACTACATATAACTTTTCTGACGCAGATAAAATTATTTTCAGAGCAGGAACTTATAATAGTGCATTAGCCTACGGCCCAGATGCTTCTGTCTTTATGGAGTTTGATACGATGACAGAAGTAGTATCTTTAGAAGGATACGAAGGTGAAACTGTTATTTTTGAGCCCACTGGAGGTGATATAAGCTGGCTTGTTTCAATGCATAATATTGATGTTACCAGTGATAACACCACATACACCGTAAAAAATATACAATTTAGAAATAGTACAAGCGATATTACTTCAGGGTTTTTAAGGATGGAGCAGAAAACATCAGATACTAATATTGTCAAATTTATAGTAGATGGGTGTACTTTTACACAAACAAGCTCGGAAGCAGACTTAGGTGAGTCAGCTGTATATTCTAATACTACAGGCAAGGTAGATTTTACTGTAAAAAACTGTACTTTTAGTATCTGTGATGAAAAAGCACTAAGGCTAACGAATCAATTAAAGGCTACAGTAGAAAATAATATAATTAATTGTAATCCACCAAGTACTAATGATGTTGCAAGTTCTATGCTTTTATTTAGTGGTAAACAAAATCTGACAGAGACAACAGAACTCCATGTACGAAACAACACTATAGTATTTAATCATTTAGACGGGGGAGGAAATTGCATAATATGTCAACCAGAGTATTATAATAAATTTTATATTTGTAATAATACTATTACCATTAATTCTGATAATCCAGCAACGAATGGTGCAATAATTGATTTTATGCGACCTGCCACCACAACTAGCAATGATAGAAGCACAGCAGAGTTTAATTTAGTAGGAAACTATGTAAAAAATAATCATGGAAGAGGAGATTTCTTAGAGTTCTATAGGGCTGGAGGAGATGATGCTAATGTAGGTGTTTTCAATATAACGGATAATCATTGGATTGGCAATAATACTATAAGAGATCATACAACATCTGAAGTTCTTAATATGGAACACTGTCATGCTGCTACTATAAATATAAAACGTAATACGTTTGAAGATTTTCAAGATATGATAGTGATGAGAAATTCTGATGGTATACCGCATATTATTGAAGATAATATATTTAAAAATACAGGTAATACTGCTGACGGTTTAGGAGCTACTACACCTATCACTATATGGGCTCAAGGTACAGTAGACACTGTTACTATCAAAAATAATTTATTTTTAATAGATGAAGAAGGTACATGTATTTATTGTACTACTAATGATGGTGGGATTTCGGAATTCTTGATAGAGGGAAATAGTTTTGTTTATCTAGGTGATACAGTAACTGATGGAGATAATTTAATAACTAGAATCCCTGCTGACACAATAGATGAAATAACTATCCGAGATAACTACTATTACGGACATGAAGGATTAAAGAGCACTACCTTATTTAATCATGACAGTAGTGCTTTTCCTGGTCCTGTAAATAATGCTATTGCTGATAATGGACTATTCCATACTAGCAACCTGATAAAAAGAAAAAAATCAGGTATGGTAAGTGACATGAGCCAAGAAGTAGCGTGGCAAGTATAAAGGACACGCTAAGTCCTAAACATAGCACTAAACTAACCGAGTACCGAAAGGGCTCACAGCTGCGTGTCGAAAGAACGCAAAGGAGTAATAAAATGACTTTACAACAACATCAATTAACAATGGCAGACTTTCCGAAATTTTTTCTAGGGTTTGACCGACTACAGCAAGATGTTTTCTCCAATGTAGGAGATTCAGGCTACCCACGTTACAATGTCGTAAAAGTAGGAGAAGCAGGTTACCGTATAGAGCTTGCAATTCCTGGCTGGGACAAAGGTGATGTAGCTATTCAATTACATAAGAATATATTGACTATAGAAGGTAGACGCACAAAATCAGAAACGCAAGAAACTTATATCCATAAGGGACTAAGCGGTAAAGGTTTCACTAGAACATTTAAAGTAGGGGACTACATTGTTTTGGATAAGGCATATATGGAGCGAGGTCTCCTATGCATTAGCCTAAGCGAAGTAATTCCAGAAGCAGAGAAACCTGTTACTGTGGACATTCTTTAAGGAGAAGATATGAATAAAGAACAAGCTTGTACTATATGTGCGATCGTTAGTAACATCTCACTATTTGTAACAATAGCTTTTCTTCCCTCATACTTAGTCTACGTGACACTTTAGGAGTATAAATGAATATAGAACGAGTACAAAAACAGTTAGAAGTTGATGAAGGCGTAGTATACGAAGTGTACAACGACCATCTAGGCTACCCAACCTTTGGTATAGGGCATCTAATAAAAACAAACGACCCAGAATTCGGAGAGCCAGTCGGAACTCCAGTTTCCAAGGAGCGAGTAGCGGATGCATTTGCAGGAGACTTTGACATATCTGTTAATGAATGTAAAGTTCTGTATTCCTTTTGGGAAGAGCTACCAGAGGAAGTCCAAGAGATTCTAGTCAATATGATGTTTAATCTTGGGCGACCTCGCCTAAGTAAGTTTAAAAGAATGAACCACGCACTTGAAATGGGTGACTGGAAAGAAGCTGCTATGGAAGGGCGAGACTCTCGTTGGCACACCCAGGTGGGTAATCGTGCAGAGAGATTAATGACGAGGTTAGAAGATGTTGAATCTTGGTAGCTTAGTTGGTCCAGTAACGGGACTACTTGATAAATTTATCGAAGATAAAGATGTAAAAAATAAATTAGCCCACGACCTTTCAACTATGGCGGAACGTCATGCACAAGAGCTAGCAAAAGGACAGTTGGAGGTAAATAAAACAGAGGCCGCACATAAGTCTTTGTTTGTAGCAGGGTGGAGACCTGCAGTTGGTTGGACTTGTTGTTTGGGAATGGCATCCAACTTTTTAGTAATTCCTATGGCTAACTTTGCTCTAGCTTTAACAGGTAGCGCAATAGTAGTACCACTATTAGATACTGGTGAGATGATGCCAGTATTGATGGGTATGTTAGGCTTAGGAGCAATGAGAACTTACGAGAAAAAACAAGGGGTTCAAAGAGATAAATGAGTACATTTATTCAAGAAGTAAAGCAAGGCGCGGTAGATTTAAAATTTAAACATATCTTAACAGGAATAGAGTTACGAAAAACTGTAACTCTTTATCCTCCTCTCATACCACATGGAATTACTATAAGTAATATCAGTTCCAAGTGTAACAAAGTACCTCTATGGGATATGGACCATCAAAGATGGATGGACCTAGAATTATCAACAATAATTTCATATAAACGAGTATAGTAATGGAAATGTTTTACAATGATAGTAGCCCTATAATAGAGGTAGCTCCTTGTATTTTTCATGCAAAATTTTTAACTCCTGAGTATTGCAAATACTTAATACAGTTATGCGAAGCACATAACTATTGGAGAACGGACTTAGCTACTTATAATACTTGTGACATTAATTTTGAGGTTCATTACCCAGAGATTTTTGATCAGCTATCTAATGCCTTTACCAATAGGTTTAGACACAATCAAATACAAAACCATCTTAGAACTGAGTTTACAGACTTTTATACAATATTTGCTGTTAAGTATGCTATGGGGGAGGAAAATGTAACTTCGCTTGGCTTGCATTGTGATGATAGTTTCTTAACTGCAAGCATTAAACTAAATGACGAGTATACAGGTGCTGAATTAAATTTTCCCAACCAAGACTATGATAATTCTGAGTGCGAAGTAGGAGACTTAATTTTATTCCCGGGGTCTTTAACACACCCCCACGAATCATTAGAGCTCGCTTCGGGGACAAAGTACTCTTTAACTATGTGGTCAAAATATCCTGACCTAGAGCTACACGAAAAGACCCCCTACTAAAATAAAATAAATCTTGACAAATGCTGTTTAATTTGCTATAATATCCTTTCAAATTTACGGAGAGTACATGAATTTATTTTATCTTGACCAAAATCTCGACAAGTGTGCAGAGTATCACGTTGACAAGCACATTGTAAAGATGCCTCTAGAAGTCGCACAGCTATTGTGTACTGCTATCTGGGTCGACAAACACTTAGGTTTTGTACCTCGCGCTCTCGATAAAGCTGAGAGCAAAATACTTAACGATCTCAAGAAAGAGATCAAACATCTCCCTCCAAAGGATAGACCCCTCACCCCGTATCTACCAATGATGTACAATCATCCTTGCACGATATGGGTGAGGTCAAGTCTAGACAACTTCGAGTGGACACATTGTTACGGCAATGCTCTCAACGAAGAGTATTGCTATCGTTATGGCAAACGCCATAAATCAGTAGAAGAAGTAATTAACATACTACCAGAGCCACAGAATATGGAACGTAAAGGTTTTACTACGTTCGGCTTAGCTATGCCTGATGACTTGAAAGATTATGACAACCCTATTCAGTCTTATCGTGACTATTATCACTTGGATAAGGCTACCTTTGCCGCATGGACTGGTAGAGATAAACCAGACTGGTGGAGTGAAGATTATGCAGACTATGAAAAGAGGATTACAGCATGAGCCAACCTCAGCAACAGCAACCTGTAGATAAAGATGCAGATAAGCGAAAGGAACAAGCAAAGGATAGAAGAAATGGATAGGTGTAAATATTGTGGCGATGATATGATGGGAGATGGCTACACATTACCTTTTCATTGTATCAACGCTTTAGAAGAAGATTGGTGGTACAGTCCTCCTGATAGTGGACCATACTACTGTGACTTACGAGAGGAAGAAGATGCCTAGAGTAAAGAAAAGAGATCACGAAAAACTTACAGATAGTAACATAGCACATGTTATTACTCTATTAGAAGGCGAAAAGCCTATTACAAAGAAAGAAGCCTGTGGTATATTAAATATATCATATAATACTACTCGTCTAGCAAAAATTATTGCTGACTATCAAGAACACCTTGCTTATAAACAAGAGCGCAAAAATCGCAATAAAGGTAAAGCTGCAACTGATTATGAAATAAAAGAAGCTGCCACCATGTATCTAAAAGGTGAGAATGTATCAGACATATCAAAAAGCCTTTACCGCTCTGCGGGGTTTGTACGAGCTATTTTAGATCGGCTAGGTGTGCCAACCAAACCTGCTTCGGTTGAGGAGCGAATGAGTATTGGGTATCTACCCGAGAACTGTGTATCAGAGGAATTTCAAGTAGGAGAACTAGCATGGTCTGCAAAGTATCATGCAATAGTTGAAATTAAACATGAAATGACCCCTGAGTATGCAAAAAATAAAAAAGGTCTAGTAGAGGTGGACTACATTGCAAAGTATGGCTCACGATGTTATGCTACCTCTGTTCGTGAGAGCATAGATGACTTTGGGAATCCTCAAGGGTTCTCTGCTTTTGATCTTGCACACGATCTAGGGAAGCTCAGCCACCTTGAAGAATATGGCGTAAACCTTGCAGCAATTTAAAAATAAATCTTGACTTTTACTTCGAAAATTATATATAATATTATTTCAAAATTTGAAAAGGAAACCAAAATGGGCGACCGATTCTATACACAACAACTCAAATATAAAGGAAAAAGACCAATGCCTTGGACTGACGAAAGCAAAGCCGAAGCAGTTGAATTATACACTGCCGCAAACCCTACACCTGAAACTAGCATGGAAATTGTAAAAGAGATCGCTGACGATCTTGGAGAATCACCTAACGGTGTTCGTATGATTCTTACTAAAGCTGGTGTCTATGTCAAGAAAACTCCTGCCGCTAAAGCATCTGGTGGTTCTACTGGAGGCACTCGTGTCTCTAAGCAAGCCGCACAGGACGCACTCGTTGCTGCCATCACTGATGCTGGACAAGAAGTTGACGAAGATGTAGTAAGTAAATTGACTGGTAAAGCAGCTCAGTACTTCACAAAAGTATTAACAGCTAATGCCGACTAAATAATTTGCTATCTTGAAACCGCTAGGGAGTTAGCTCTCCCTAGCTTTTTCTTTGCCTAAACAATAGACCAATCGTACATAGGTAGTAATTGCTAACCAACTACGAAAGGAGCCTTACGTGAAAAAGCAAGAAGTAAGTACACTGTTATTGGAGTATGGAGATGCGGTAGTAACCTATCGTAGTGAAAACTCAAATAAGTTAAAATATAACGTATGTACTATGGATTTTTCAACTCCATATATAAAAACCAAGAAAAACAGAGCGAAAGAAACTAGGGATACCATACTGACTTTTTGTTGGGATACGGATTCCTATAGACTTTTGCGCCCCGCAAATATAGTAACCATTGTACCACTTTCTTCCATTCTTAAAAATGGTGAAACATAATGGAGATGCATGAGGCTCCCGAGCTATATGAACGCATAATCCATTACGATGAAGTAAAAGAAGTACAAGTAAGACTTACTGTTAGTACCTTTCGTGGTATAGAATACCTAAGCCTACGAAAGTACTACATGGACTTCGAAGAAGAATGGAAGCCCTCCAAAGAAGGTGTTACTATGCCTATAGACTTTTCAAACTCTAAGGAACTATTTATAGGTCTAACTGAAATACTTTCTCTTGCAGAAAGCAAAGAAGTAATTGAAGAACACTTCTCTGACCTACTAACAGCTATATATAAATAGTTCTTGACTTTACCTTCATTTTTTGATATAATATCTTTTCAAAATTTAGGAGAAGTATATGATTGTACAAGGCAACATTAATTACACTACATCTGGTCGCAAAAGAAAGACACATAGAAAGGTCAAAAAAGCACAACCTGCTTTCAAACCTTTAAACCAAACCAAGCCTTATCGTAGGGAGACAGAGTATTATCCGTCTCAGCCTATGATGGGTGTTGCGTCTAAGCCTGATGAAGCGTACAAACAAGAAGTGTCGCAATCATATACTCTAGCACCTGCCTATAACAAAGGTGCATACCAAGTAATTTCAAAAGACAATATCAAACATATAGGAAAATAGTTATGCCAGTAAAATTCAAAGAATCTCAAAAAGTAGTTATTGACCGAAAAAGTAAGAAAAGTAAAGTTGTTCACTTCTATATGAAGAACACTCCAACAGACGAGCTTATTAAAGAGCTAGATCGTGCTGTGCCTAAAGTTAAGCAAAAAATCCGTAACGAATTAGTCAAGAGAAATGTATCAGTATGAAAGAGTTGCTAGATATGGCTTGTCTTGCCTATTATCAAGACGGTGATCCTATTCTTACTGATGCTCAGTTTGATAGGCTTGCAGAGTTACATAACTATCATAATGTTGGCTATACTCCTACTGATGGAGTACGCCACACATATCAAATGTATTCCTTGCAAAAGTGTTTCGACACTTTAGACTCTCCTTTTGGTATTCTCACCGATAGCGTAGCCTGTAGCGTAAAACTTGATGGCGCAGCAGTTGGTTTGACCTATGTTAATGGTCAACTTACTCAAGCTCTTACTCGTGGAGATGGTATTCATGGTAGAGATATTCTTGATAAGATGCAGCATCTTGTTCCTGAATTTATACAGATTAAAGGTATAGTGCAGGTTACAGGAGAAGTAGTAGCTCCTGATAGGATTGAAAACGCCAGAAACTACGCTGCGGGGTCACTAAACCTTAAAGATGTAGAGGAGTTTAAAACTAGAGAAGTCTTTTTCTATGCTTACGGTATGGAAGATGATGGTGATTTTATGGGTGATGTTGAGTACGGAGATACATGGCAAGTTCGTATGGAAACCTTAAAAGAAGACGGTTTCAATACTGTTCATACCCATATTACAGATGGATTCCCTACAGATGGTCTAGTTTATCGTATCAATGATACCTACGACTTCAATGCTATGGGACACACTGCTAAGCATCCACGCGGTGCGTTTGCTCTTAAAGAAAAACAAAGTGGTGTAGTTACTACTCTCAATGATGTAGTATGGCAAGTAGGTAAATCAGGAGTAGTCAGTCCAGTTGCAATTCTAGAGCCTGTAAAGATTGGAGATGCTACAATATCGAGAGCCACGCTGCACAATCTAGACTATATACGAGAGTTAGATCTTGAGATAGGCTGTAGTGTAGAAATTATAAGATCTGGAGAAATTATTCCCAGAGTAGTACGGAGAATATAATGTATTTTACAATAGATAACCCAGAACCTTGTTTAGTTTTAGCCATGGAAGAGTCAGGAGAATTTGTACGAGCCTGTAGCAAAGTAATACGTCATGGATTAGATGAAAAACGTAAAGCACATCTTATTGAAGAAGCAGGAGACGTACTTGCTACATTATTTCTTCTAGAGGGGCATGAAATGTTCACCATAGAAGAAGTTACGGAAAGAGCTAGAAAAAAGATAGAAAAATTACAGGGCTATGAAGATGATAATAATTGATAATTATTTACAGGATCAAGACTTATTAGATAGACTAAATGATAAAGAGCCTTGGAAAATGTTGAATCAGGACAATAAAAGGCAGATTATAAATAATTATTACTATAATCCAGGCGAACCCTCCAATGTGTGGGAAGAGGTTATAAACATAGTGTACGAAGACGATAGGCTACGTCTTAAAGACTATGAGCTGGATCGCTTCGAGTACTGGGGTAATGTAATAGATGAGAATAATACTTTGGATTGGCATCAAGACAAAGTAGAAGAGCTATTTCCTAGATTAACTAAACTTTGTAAAGTAGGGGTAGTTTTATATTGCTACCCTCACAAAGTATGGGGCGGGTCATTAGAGATACAAAACGATCACGATCTACACCAGGAGATAGACAGGATAGAATGCGTTTATAACCGTCTGGTACTATTTGATAGTGGAAATAAGTTTCATAGAGTAGCTCCAGTACTTGCTGGAACTCGATACGGGTTCCAGATAAATTTATGGTAGTTTGTATTTATGACACACAAAAAAATAATTCTTGACTTTTATCTTAAAATTACTTATAATATCTTTTCAAAATTAAGGAATAGACTATGCAAACAATACAAGCTCCAACAAGTTGCCCATCGTGTAACTCGATGCTTGATGTAGTCAATAATCTTTTATTTTGCAGAAATACATCTTGTACTTCACAAACTCATAAAAGGCTAGAGCACTTTGCAAAGACCCTCAAGATTAAGGGGCTTGGACCAAAAGCTATCGAGAAATTGGGGGTCACAACTTCACAAGAGTTGTACTTGCTAACTCTAGATGACTTAGTCCTTCTCTTAGAATCTGAGAAAATAGGTGCAAAAGTTTTTGATGAGATTCAGAAGTCTAAAGGTGTTCCATTGAACGTAGTTTTACCTGCCTTGTCAATACCTTTGATTGGTAATACAGCAGCTAAAAAGTTAGCTACTGTATGCGATTACTTAGCAGATATTGACAAAGAAAGCTGTCAGTCAGCAGGGCTAGGCCCTAAGGCAACGGAAAACTTACTTTCATACTTAAAAGAGCATGGCATCGCGCTACTAGGTCATCCATTCTCTTTCAAGTTCGAAAAACCTATACAAATAGCCAATAAGGGCGTAGTATGTATCTCAGGCAAGTTAAAATCTTATAAAACAAAGGCTGAAGCCACCGAGATATTACAACAACAAGGCTATACTGTAAAAGGTTCTCTAACGCGAGACGTAACCATTCTAGTTAATGAGAGTGGCATAGAGTCCGCTAAAACTAAATCAGCCCAATCTAAGGGCATTCAAATCATAACTAATCTATTAGATTTTCTGGAGAAATAATAATGGCATTACCAAAATGGACAGACGAGCGTACAGCAGAACTTACATCTTTCGTAGGTGACGAGTCTCCTGTATCTCAATCAACTGTAGCACAAGCTGCAGACCAGTTAGAAACTTCGACTCGTTCAGTTTCTAGCAAACTTCGCAAAATGGGCTTTGACGTAGAACTTGCTTCTGCATCATCTAGCAAAGCATTTAGCGAAGCACAAGAAGCTACCTTAGCTTCTTTCGTTACTGACAACTCTGGTCAGTACACTTATGCAGAAATCGCTACACACTTCGAAGGTGGAGCATTCTCTGCAAAATCAATTCAAGGCAAAGTATTGTCTATGGAATTGACAGACCACGTTAAGCCAGCTCCTAAAGTTGAGTCTCAAAAGACTTACACTGATGCTGAAGAAGATACTTTTATCTCTATGGTAGAAGCAGGCGACTTCGTAGAAGCTATTGCTGATGCTCTTGGCAAAACTGTAAACAGTATTCGTGGTAAAGCTCTTAGCTTGCTTCGTACTGGTGCTATCTCTGCTATCCCTAAGCAGGAAGTAACTAAAGGTTCTGCTAAAGCTGATCCTTTTGAAGGCGTTGATGTATCAGGCATGACTGTAGAAGAAATTGCTGAGCAAATCGGTAAAACTGCACGTGGTGTTAAAACTATGTTGACCCGTCGTGGTTTGGTTGCGGCCGACTATGATGGTGCTTCAAAAAAAGAAAAAGCAACTGCATAAGTAGTTGTTAACTAACAAAGCCGTTACGCCTCTTAACAATGCGTGGCGGCTTTTTTTCGTAATTCGGGGGAATTTCATTGAATATAGCTAGTGCTTTGATAAAGCAAGTTCTTGTGTGTCAAGATTTTGACACATGGGTTAGCTGTCGCAAGTCATATTTACCCTCCGAGTACCATGGTATATACACAGTAATAGATCATCACTGTGAAAAATACCACAAAATGCCCACAATAGAAGAGTTAAAACTAGAGATACGAGATGGATCTACTAGGGAGAAACTTCATGCTATAGATGCAGTAGAAGTTGATGCCGACCCTTTCATGCTCTTAGAGTATCTAAAGAATGAGTACGCTCAGAAAGAGATACTCGACTCTCTAGAAGATTATGTAGAAAACTCTGTTGCTTTTGCAGATGCTGATGAGTCGGTAAATGAGCTGCATCAGATTGTTTTAGACATAGAAAATAAAGTCGAGCTAGAAAAACCTCAAGATAGTATGCAACGAATCACATTATTTGAAGATGATGAGGAGATTTCAAACTATCTTGAGCTAGGGCTTAACTCTGAGTACGACCACGAAATTCAATTCTCTCCTAGAGATTTGATATTAGTGGGTGGTAAGCGCGGTGCAGGTAAGTCAGTTGTTTGTTCGAATATAGCTAACAGTGTGTTTAAGTCTGGTAAGACTGCAATGTTTTTTACTATTGAGATGGATAGCCGATCTATTCTGCAGAGATGTTGTGCAATCGCTACGGGGATTCCGTTCGCTAGACTAAGGACTAAGAACCTTAATATAACTGAATGGGAGCGTGTAGCTACTTGGTGGGCTAATCGTTTTGAAAAAGGGCAAGAGCGTTTGAAACAGTATAAATCTGACAGAGATTTTGAGAGATTTCATCATGAACTTACTACTACTTGTGAGCTACTCCCGACTCAACAACTAGATGTTATTTATGATCCTTCTCTTACACTATCTAAAATTAGGGCAGAACTTGACAAAAAAGTCAAGTCCCTAAATGTGGGTGTTGTCATTGTAGATTATATAAACCAAGTAAAACGCTCTACTGCTCCATCAAGAGGCGGTCAGTATGATTGGACAGAACAAATAGAAGTAAGTAAGGCTTTGAAGGCTATGGCACAGGAGTTCGAAGTACCTGTCTTTAGCCCTTACCAAACGGATGCAAGCGGAGAGGCAAGATTTGCAAAAGGTATACTGGATGCTGCAGATGCTGCATACGCACTAGAAACGTGGAGTCAGGAAGATGAGTGTATAACATTCAACTGCGTAAAAATGCGTAATGCATCAATGAAATCATTTACTTCCCAAATGAATTGGGAAACCTTGCAGATAGGGCCAGAGACCTCGCTAACACCAAAAGAAAAAGAAGATAACGAAAATCGAAGTGATGAGAGTATAGACGACATATGAATGTAGAAGATTTACTTATTCGTAAAAAGATACCTTTTGTCCCCAAAGGGCAAGACTATCTAGTTAGTTGTCTGCACCCAGATCACCCAGACCGAAACCCTTCAATGCGGGTAGATCAGATTACTGGAGTATTCCAATGTTTTAGTTGTGAATTCAAAGGTAACATCTTTACGCATTTTGGGGAAAAGGCAAACCAACTGCAATTAAAGCGTGAACTGTTAAAGAAGCGTATATCCGAGAAGCGCGCTGAAAGCATTGGTTTGTCTTTTCCCAAAAGTGCGGTACCGTACATAGGAAACTGGAGGAATATAAAACCGGAAACATACAAACGATTCGAAGCCTTCAACAGTGTAGATAAAGACTTCACTGGAAGAGTCGTTTTCCCTATAAGAGATATGACAGGCAGGATTGTTGCCTTCAATGGTAGACATACCTCTCAGGGCATTCCGAAATACATGATTACTCCAGCTGGGGCAAGGATGCCATTATATCCCGTAGTTACTGCTATACAAAGTAGCATAATACTAGTAGAAGGGATATTCGATATGATTAATTTGCACGATAAAGGTTTAACCAATGCTGTTTGTTGCTTCGGTACAAAAAATATAAATACAGATAAACTATCCATGCTAAAAATTCAAGGGATAGAAAGTGTTGATATATTTTTTGACGGAGACGATGCGGGTCAAGCAGCAGCAGAAAAAGTAAAAGAAATGTGCGAGCAAGTAGAATTACTTACTAGAAGTATCAATCTGCAAGGCACAGACCCGGGCGCACTAACAGAACAACAAGTACTTAAATTAAAGGAACGATTATATGCCTAAAGTTGCATTAGTAGAAACTAAACGTAGTAAAACAAGATTTAAACATGAATTTGATCACGCATTTGAGTTTGACCAGTACCAGCTGTGCTCTGACCCAACAATTAAAAAAGTCCTAAAGAAAGATTGTGATATTCAAATTGATACAGATGCCTATGACTGGATTATTCTAGTAGGCTCTGACGCGCTCAAATACTTCACCAAGATTAACTCAGTAACAGAATACTCAGGCAAGTGTGTAGATGAAAAGTACTTACCTGTAATAAACCCCTCAATGCTTGCATTTAAGCCAGAAGCTAGAAATACTTGGGACTCTTCCAAAGAAAATATAATTAAGTATATTAGTGGAGAAATTGAAGAAGTAGTATTAACAGATAAAAATGCTAGAGGAATACAAAATACAGCCGAAGCAAACGCATATTTTCAAGCTGCTATTGATTATGACTGTGATTACGTTGCACTTGACTCAGAGACTACAGGGTTATATCCTAGAGATGGTCATATGCTGGGTCTATCGTTATCCTACAAAGCCGATGAGGGAGTTTATATAGACACCACGTGTCTTGATGAAGAATCAGAAAGACTCATGCAAGAGCTGTTCGACAAGAAGTTAGTAGTATTCCATAACGCTAAATTTGATATTGCATTTTTCGAATATCACTTTAACTTCAAATTCCCTCGCTTCGGGGACACTATGCTTTTACACTATATCATTAATGAAAATGAGCGTCATGGACTAAAAGAGCTTTCTCTCAAGTTCACTAAGTACGGTGACTATGAGAAACCTATGTATGATTGGATGGATAAGTATAGAAAAGAACATGGCATGCTAAAAGGTGATTTTACATGGGACTTGATTCCATTTGATGTAATGTACACCTATGCTTCACTAGATGCTGTATGTACATTTCTACTATACGAAAAATTCAAAAAAATACTACAGAACGATAGATTAAAGAGAGTGTATGAGGATATACTTATCCCTGGTTGTAGATTTTTAACTGATGTCCAAGATAACGGTGTACCTTTTGATAAAGAAAGGCTAGTAGCTTCCCAGGATATAATGCAATCAGACATAGATAAAGCCGTAGCGGGGTTGTACCAAAACCCAAAAATTGCAGAGTTTGAGAAAATTCAGGGTAAACCTTTTAATCCTAACAGTACAGTACAATTACGGTCACTTTTGTTCGATTTTATTGGTCTACAGCCTACAGGCAAAAAGACTGGTACAGGTGCAAACAGTACAGACATTGAGGTACTTACAGAATTATCTAAAGTATCAGAAGTACCAGGTTTGATTATTGATATTCGACAAAAGGGTAAAATTAAGAATACATACCTTGATAAAATTATACCACAGCTTGATCGTGACAGTAGATTACGTACAGGCTTTAATCTGCATACCACAACCTCTGGTCGCTTATCGAGTAGTGGTAAACTGAATATGCAACAGTTGCCTAGGGATAATCCTACTGTAAAAGGCTGTATTAAAGCCGCTCCAGGGCATAAGATAGTTGCAATGGATTTAACAACAGCAGAGGTGTATGTTGCGGCAGTACTAGCAGAAGATAAGAACCTTATGGATGTATTCCGTAGTGGTGGTAACTTTCACTCAACTATTGCACATAAAGTATTTAAATTACCTTGTGCCGTAGAAGAAGTAGCAGAGCTATATGGCGATAAGCGCCAGGCAGCTAAAGCTGTAACCTTCGGTATTATGTATGGTGCTGGACCAGCAAAAATCAGTGAGCAAGTTACCAAAGACTCAGGCAAGTATTTTAGTAAACAAGAAGCACAAGAAGTAATTACAGACTACTTTAATGAGTTTCACAAGTTAAAAGCATGGATCAACAAAAACGAAGACTTTATCCAAAAGAACGGATTTATCTATAGTTATTTTGGTCGAAAACGGAGGTTACCAAATGTTCAGAGTCAAGATGCCGGCATCCGCTCTTCTAGTATTAGGTCTGGTCTTAATTTCTTGGTCCAGTCTGCTGCTAGTGATATTAATTTACTCGGGGGCATAGATATGAATGAGCATATCAAAGCCAAGAAGATGAAAAGTAGAATTTTTGCTCTAGTACACGATAGTATTCTAGCAGAGGTTCCAGAAGATGAAGTGGAGGAATACTGTGAATTACTTCAAGGGTATATTCAGCAAGATAGAGGTATTTTTATACCGGGTGCACCTGTGGGCTGTGACTTTGAGATTGACACTGATTATTCGATGGGTAAATATGAAAAATTATATGGCTGATTGTTGGAAGATTTGGTGTAAATCTATAGGCGAAAAAGCCTTTACAGACAATAAAAAAGCAGACAAAGTAGCCATACTAAGAACAGTATGGGTTTTATTTCAAGCAATTACCTGTTGCTTTATAATAGCATCGGGTATGGTTAATTTAGGGTGGTTATAATGAGTGGTGGACTAATAGCACTAACAGGAATGATTTACCTGTATGTTGGACTAGAACAGTATTTTAAGTTTAACAATGTACCTATGTTATATACATATACGGGATATGCATTCGCCAATATAGGTCTATATATCATGGCTAGTAAGTAGTGATAATAACCTATAAACAGTTACGGTCATTGGAGTTTCCAATTTATGTACTCCCCCACGATAATTGGGAGTTCTCTGATGGCCTATTATTTATAGACGGTCAAGTAGTAGATGACCAAAACCAAAGCGGGGATAGTCTGGGTCATAGACGATTACAGACTCCCCATACAGTATTTCCCTTGAATAAAAAGTTAGATTCTATTCAAGGGATTTTAAAGCAAAAAGGAAAAACCTTTATAGATACAAAAGGTAGACCTTTCATTTATGATAAAACTCTTAGATGTACTTTACGGTACTACAAGATAAAAAACATAGAAAATAGAGATGTTGAGTCTATTTTGTGGCTACAAAATGTACAGTCTCCGTTTTCAGTTCCGAGACCTCCTGAACCAGGATATGGATATGCAGGAATACTCCTTTTGAGGCATTTGCCTTGGATACTGTATGAATACTCTCAAAGCTCAAAAAAAGATACTTGGAGAAAAGTGTGAAAAAACGACAAAGAGGTCAACAAAACGTTCATAATTTTAATTTAAAATTACAGGAAGTACGACCTTTAACAACAAACCAAAAAGAGGCTTTTAATTCAAAAAATAATTTAGTTTTACATGGTTTAGCAGGCACAGGAAAGACATTTATTTCTTCCTACTTAGCTTACAATGATATAGAAAAAGAATATCTTAATAATTTAGTAATTATACGAAGTGCAGTACCTACTAGAGATATAGGGTTTCTTCCTGGGACAGATAAAGAGAAATCTGCTGTTTACGAAGAGCCATATAAAGATATTGCAACAGAATTATTTGATAGAGGAGATGCTTATGAAATATTGAAGCAAAAAGGTTTGGTACAGTTTATGACCACCTCTTTTATACGTGGTCTTACACTGAGAGATTCATGTATTATAGTAGATGAATGTCAAAACATGAGCTTTCATGAACTAGACTCAATTATCACACGAGTTGGAGAAAACTGTAGAATTATATTTTGTGGAGACTTTAGACAGAGCGATTTAAAGCGAAACGAGCTTTTAGGTTGGTTAAAGATTTTACGCAGAATGGAAGAGTTTGACTTCATTGAATTTGGAGTAGAAGATATTGTACGAAGTGATTTCGTTAAAAAATATATAATTGCAAAAATGGAAATAGAAGATGAAAGTTAAAGTAGTTTCTTATTCACAAGTACCAAAATATGATTTAGACCTTATGAATACACCAAACGATATGTTACAAATTGTAGCATATTGCGCTAGGGTATCAAATCCTAGTAATCAAAACAATGAAAAAACCGCAGAAAAGCTAGTAAAATATCTAATTAAGCATAAGCACTGGTCGCCTTTAGAGATGGTTAATGTATGCTTAGAAATAGAAACTACTAGAGATATTGCTCGTCAGCTTCTTCGACATCGGTCTTTCACATTTCAAGAGTTTTCTCAGAGATATGCAGATCCAAATCAGGCTTTTGATGAAATGTTTGAAAAAAGAGAAGCTCGCCTACAAGACCCAAAAAACAGACAAAACTCTATAGAGGTAGATGACCTACATATTGAATCAGAGTGGTTTCGTATTCAAAGCAGGGTAGAGTGGATGGCAGCAAGATCTTACAAACAGGCACTAGCCTTAGGCATCGCCAAAGAACAAGCTAGAGCATTATTACCAGAAGGTTTAACAAAGTCTAGATTATATGTCAATGGCTCTTTACGAAGTTGGCTACACTATATAGATATTCGTTCTGGTAATGGAACACAAAAAGAACATATGGATTTAGCTATAGCTTGTGCCGAAGTTATTACTAACGTATTCCCACTGGAGATAAATGAAAGCAGTAATTAGTAACAGAATATATATGGAAGTTCCTATCCCTCTACAATTAGAGATCGATAAGGAGCTTACATATACTATTGCGTCTCCAAACCCCAACGACCCTCCCCAGATCATAAAAAATATGTCTATAATACGATCGGGTTTGATTTCTGTGCCTGTTGGAAGGTTGGATTTGATACCAAAAGATTATACAATAATCGATAAGAGGCTTGCGCCGACAGCAGACTTTCCTGAGTTTAAGTTTGAGTTACGTGCATCCCAAAAAGAGGTTTATGATGATCTCGAAGATAACTGTATAGTCAACGCTTGGGTAAGTTGGGGTAAAACTTTTACAGGTTTAGCTATGGCAGGTAAACTTGGACTAAAAACACTTGTAATAGTACACACTGTACCTCTTAGAAATCAGTGGGCAAAGGAGGTAGAAAAAGTATATGGAATTACGCCTGGTATTATAGGCTCTGGTAAGTTTGAAATTGATGCTCCAATCGTTATTGGGAATACTCAAACTTTATACCGCAATATTCCGAAGATAGCAAAGCAGTTTGGCACAATCATATTAGATGAGATGCATCATGTTAGTAGTCCGACCTTTTCTAAACTTTTAGATACAAATTACTGCAGATATAAGATAGGTCTTTCAGGTACTATAGAAAGAAAAGATGGTAAACATGTAGTGTTTCGTGATTACTTTGGAAGTAAAATCTATAAACCACCCAAAGAAAACTATATGCAGCCTAGGGTAGATATAATACCTTCGGAGATAAGATTTTTAGATGGAAATAGAACACCTTGGGCAAATAGAGTAACAAATCTAGCAACTAATGAGGAGTACATACATACGGTAGCCATGTTAGCAGCAAGTTACGCAGCTAAAGGGCACAAAGTATTAGTAGTTAGTGACCGAGTTAGTTTTTTAAAAAAAGCAGCAGAGCTAGTAGGAGATACTGCTGTATGTATTACGGGAGATATACCGCATGAAGATCGTGAAGAACTTATTGATGAAATCAACTATAAGGGTAAATCTGTTCTTTTTGGAACTCAATCTATTTTTTCAGAAGGAATTAGTGTTGACATACTTAGTTGTCTCATCTTGGGTACACCAATCAATAATGAGCCCCTTCTAACACAATTAATTGGTAGAGTTATAAGGAAAAAGGAAGGCAAAAAAAGCCCTGTAGTAGTAGATATACATCTAAAGGGTAATACGGCTAGAAAACAAGCATCTAACAGGGTAGGGTATTACATGAAGCAAGGCTATGATATAGGATACATTTAAAAAAATAGTTCTTGACAATTGTTTAATAATTTGGTATAATAATGTTCTTATTTAATTGGAAAAAGATTTACCAAGCCTCAGAGGGTAGTTCTTCGGCTTGTGTAGAAATAATAGATATGATGTACTATAAAAAGATTCCATACAATAGTTATGATTCTCTTTACAAGTACAGAGACAAAGACTTTTCAGGAGATTCATTTCTAATCCAACCTGGGATACTTTTGGAACAAGCCTTTAGGTTTGATTCAAAAGAAATAGCAATATACGTTGCATTGGCAGCTAGACGCAAGTTGTCGGACTATATTGCTTTTGGATATAAAACTTTGAGTGTGCGTCACGCTCCACAACTAATAAAACTAATCGAAGACAACAGACTACTTTATATTAAAGATGGACAAATCCATTTTATATATGAAGAAGCCCAACGGAGAAATAAAAATGGCAATTTCGTTTAACAAGCAAAAAGGTTCTGCACAAAAATCCTCAAATGATAGCTACAAATACGTAGATGGCGACAATAAAGTACGAATTGTTGGCGACATTCTTGCACGCTATGTTTATTGGATTAAAGGTGAGAATGACAAAAATATTCCTCTTGAGTGTCTATCTTTTGATAGAGACCAAGAAGCTTTTACTAATAAAGAGAAAGACTGGGTTCGTGAATACTATCCAGATCTTAAATGTGGCTGGTCTTATGCTACTCAGTGTATCGACCCTAAAGACGGTAAAGTAAAAGTTCTTAACTTAAAGAAAAAATTATGGGAGCAAGTAATCACTGCTGCCGAAGATCTAGGCGATCCTACAGATGTAGAAACTGGTTGGGATGTTTGCTTTAAACGAGTAAAAACTGGACCTCTTGCATATAATGTAGAGTATCAGTTACAAGCTCTTAAGTGCAAGCCTCGTGCTCTAGATGATGAAGAGTTAGCTGCAATTGCTGATCTCAAGTCTATGGACTTAGTTATGGCTCGTCCTACTCCAGATGCTCAGAAAGAGCTTCTTGATCGTGTCCGCAAAGGAAGCGATGATAACGTAGATGACGAATTAGAAAAAGAATTTAACATAGAACACTAATCTTATGATTTTATTTACGGCAGACTGGCATATCAAACTGGGACAGAAAAATGTCCCAGTTGACTGGGCAATAAACAGGTACCACCTATTCTTTGATCAAATTCACTTGTTAGAAAATGAGGTGGATTGTCATGTTATTGGGGGCGACTTATTTGATAGACTTCCTACTATGGAAGAGTTGGAGTTGTATTTCACCTTTATTAGTGAAGTAAACATACCTACACTAATATTTGATGGAAACCATGAAGCTACTAAAAAGCACAAAACTTTTTTTACAAATTTAAAAGCAGCCACTAGAAGTGTAAATTCTATGGTCGATGTAATAGACTATAGTTATACAGATAGTAAAATCAGTATATTGCCTTATGTAGATTTACACAAGAAAAATTGTGTTGATAAATTTAATAAAAATAAACCTCTATTTACTCATGTAAGAGGGGAGATTCCTCCTCATGTTAAACCTGAAGTAGATTTATCTATGTTTGATGATTTTCCTGTAGTTTTTGCAGGTGATTTACACTCTCATAGTAATACGCAGAGAAACATAGTATACCCCGGAAGTCCAATGACTACTTCTTTTCACAGAAGTAAAGTCGATACGGGGTATCTACTGATTGACGAAAATAATGAGTATAGTTGGGAATGGAAAAAGTTTGAGCTTCCACAGTTGCTTAGAAAAACTGTAACAACCCCAGACGAAATGATAGATACTGTATTTGATCATACTATCTATGAGATAGAGGGTGATATGCAGGATTTAGCAAATGTAGAAGATTCGGCCTTACTTGACAAAAAAGTAATAAAACGAAGTACAGAAGCTAGTTTAGTTATAGATAAAGATATGACTAAAGAACAGGAGTTAGTAGAATATCTAACTTATATTTTAGAAATATCAGAAGAAAAAATACCAAATATTCTAGGGACTTATAATGATTACGCTCAAAAAGCTCAGCTGGGATAATTGCTTTAGTTACGGTGAAGGAAATGAGTTAACTCTTAATGATAATACCGTAACACAGATAATTGGTACTAATGGGATGGGGAAGTCCTCCATCCCATTAATTATAGAGGAAGTATTATACAACAAAAACTCTAAAGGTATCAAAAAAGCAGACATACCCAACAGATATGTAAACAACGGCTACAGTATAAAATTAGAGTTCTCTAAAGGCTCTGATGAGTACTGTATTTTTGTTGATAGAAAAAATAGTATAAAAGTTAAATTAGAGGAGAATGGGGAAGATATATCAAGCCATACTGCTACGAATACTTACAAAACTTTGCAACAAATTATTGGAGTAGACTTTAAAACTTTTTCACAGTTAGTCTATCAAAATACAAATGCGAGCCTACAGTTTCTTACTGCTACGGACTCGAACAGAAAAAAGTTTCTCATAGACTTATTGCACCTTGAAGATTATGTGGAGCTGTTTGAAATTTTTAAAGAAGCCTCTAAAGAGACGAATACGTTAATTACTAGTAGCAAATCAAAAATTGCAACGATAGAAAAATGGCTTCAAGATAACAAATTGGAAGATACCAATATACTTCCAACAAAAAAAGTAGAAATTAATACGGAAGATGACGAGAAGCAATTAAGCAATTTATTAGTAGAAATTCAAAATATTTCGGAAAATAATAAAAAAATTGCAAAAAACAATGGACTCATAGACATACTGAAAGAGTTGGATATGCAAAAAGCAGAATTAGATAATCCAGGAGAGATAATATCTAATGAAGCAGAAAGAGAGTCTTTGTTTGCCGCCAAAGCTAGAAAAGATAATGCAATAAGAACGCTGAAGAAAATAGTTGGATTAGGTAATACTTGTCATGTATGTAATCAAGACATAGACGAAGAATTTAAGCATAATACTGCGGAAGCTGAGATC